CGGAGGCATTCTTCTTAGCGAGGACGATCTTCTTGCCGCTCTTATCTTATGATTGTATTTGTGATGTTGATCAAATTAGTATCTTTGTGAAAAAGATACGAGATGAATCAGATTAATATCATACCGAAGATAATTCATGATAAGTTCTCCGCTAGGATTATCATGGATGATTACGATATAGAAAAACCTATCGTTATTACTGTCGTGGCTAGACGTAACGATGGTGAGTATAATACCCAGATATTGACATACCCGACATCGGGCGTTGATTATGAGGGTAATGTAAGGATGGTGTTTTTTGATGTCGCTAGGTCTCATGTTTGCCAGATAACATCGGTATTTATCAACGGGCATGAGGTCAAGACATATTATACCGATGTCCCTGATCTTGATATGCAGGCTCGTTATGACGATAGCTTATGCTGGTACGATAAGAAGGTTAATATGAATGATATTCGGCTGTCGTTTCAGGTGCTAGAGACACGTGATCCCAAGGTGTTGCAGGTATTGGATGAGTCCGAGTGGGGACTACTGGAGGACAGGAAGGCGATCATCGAGATCACTACGCCGGGCATGTCCGACCCCGTTACGTTGTTCCTTGGCAAGAATCAGGTCAATACCTTTACTAGCCTAACATTAGGCCTTAATTGCTTTAATTACGATGATTGTAATGTAAAGTACCTTGATCTACCTGATGGTATATATGATATCAAGATCATAGGTAGCCCTTCTACTTACAACTTCAGTCGCAAGTATCTTAAGACGGATCTTATACGCAGACGTCTCGACCGGCTATGGATCAAGACTGATGTCTTATGCGAGGACAAGGATAAGGGTCTTATAGACAAGATACAGGAGATGGAGACACTTATGGCCGTAGCCGAGGCGAATGTCAGGTTGGATAACATAAGGGCCGCCCATGAGATTATTGATCGTGTCGGAGAGCTTCTTGAGATGGCTACCAATTGCGTGGATTGTTAAACATAAAAATATTTAGTCGTGGGTTGTAATACTTGTAAGGAAAAGGCGTTAAAGGCCGAGAGGGAAAGGATTGAGAGAAGCATGATGAATCATTCTTCTTCTACCGCTGTTAGCGATATGGAGTACGCTTCTAGAAGTACCGCTGGTTGTATGGTTATGCAAGATCCGTTGCAGACCATGGAGCGTGACGTGGTTAGTATATATAAGCAAGTTCGTACTAAGGGTGATGGCGTTGGTGTATCTTATCTTAATATGCAGAAAAAGATCCGTGAATGGATCAAGAACTTGCCGTATGGATGCCCGCCTGACGAGGAGGTACAGGAAATGAGAAAGGAGATTCTGAATGGGCGCGCAGAGCATATCAAACCTTGATAGGACGGATTTATGTAAGTCCGTAGACGAATGGCTGTCCTGCCAATGGGGTAGATATATGAGATACCATAGGTATAGGATCGGGAATAAGCCCGATATATCCTATTGGGGTAAGATAATTCGTCTGCAAAGGTCATTGTGTGATAATGATTGCGGGTTATGCCCGGATGAGGTGAGATCGTTAAAGGAACGTGTTAATAAGTTGCTGGCATGAGAAAGTATAATTGTTCACATATAACTCCGTCCACTTGCGTACCTTACGAGGGTGATCTTCCGGAGTGGTCAAAGCATAAGGACTCTGATGAGTGTGTTATGATCTCTGATGTGATAGAGGAGATATATGACGAGCTTACCCGTATCAGGGAAGCTATAGATGTCCGGGATCTTGGTGAGTCTTGCGTGAAGGTAAGTGGTGATAAGACCGTAGCGAAAATCCTTTACGCTATTGAGGATAAGATCTGCAATGGGTAATTAATGTCCTGATTTTAGGATATTAAAAATAGCCAATCGGTTTGTGTTTATCATCCCGATTGGCTATTTTTGTATGTCCGCCGACTCTCACGAGGGAGCGGACATAAAGTAATTAATTATTAATCTCAAAATTAGACTAAAAAATGAAGACAGTAAATGTTTTAACAAGAAAGATGGGCGATTTTAACGTTTTTCAAAGAACTAGTGATGGTTATTTTGATGCCAATAGTTTACTTAAGCAATGGAATGATAATCCCGATAATATAAGAAGAAAGTTTTCTGTGTTTATAGATAGTCCTAAAACCATAGAATTTTTAGAAGCTCTAAAGGATGATGAAAGCCATAGTCCAAAAATGGACAATGGTGATAATCAGTTATTTGTAAAAGTAAAAGGTAGAGTTACAAAACATGGCAAGACACCTGATAAGATATGGATGTATCCTTTGCTATTTATAAAATTCGCCATGTGGATAAATCCTAGATTTGAGGTTCAGGTTTTGAAGTTTGTACATGATCAACTTATAGATTACAGAGATAAGGCTGGTGATGCTTATAGGAGAATGTCTTCCGCTTTATCTAAAATCGTGGACTCGTCAAGGTTTAAAGATAAAATACAGGATTTAGCTAGATCTTTGAATATAATAGTTTACGGTCTTCATGAGACTATGATAAGAAACTCTGTTGGCGAGGAGGTCAAGGCTAAAGAGTTGATGGAGCTAGAGATTGATATAGCTAAGATGATTGAATTTGGGTATATAACTACCGAGGAGCAGTTAAGGGATTATCTGTATAAGGTTTTGAGAAGCAAAAAGGCTCTTCCTTTGTAATTTGATTTTAAATTGTATCTTTGTGACAAAGTGAATCACAATGGTATACGGTAATAAAGAAATAGTTCGGACGTTCACCAGAAATAACCCGCCTGCCGGGTACGTGGGCGGTTCTGTTGACTACCGGGTCCCGGCCAACGTCTATTTTGGCGATACGCAGGAGGAGGCTGATAGTAAGGCTGAGGATGATGTCAATGCCAACGGTCAGGACTACGCCAATACATACGCCGACATAATACCGGCTGTATGGTATAATGATCAGGTATGCGATGAGTTTATCAAGAACAATTGCGTAAGCGGTAAGGGATCCAAGGAGCAGGTATGTATAGAGGAAGGTAGGTTTGTCTCTTACGTATCCAAGAAAGATGCCGATGATAAGGCTAGGGTGGAGCTTGGACGGATCGGGCAGGGGGAGGCCAACTCCGTCGGGGCTTGCTGCGAGGACTGGGCCTCACAGCCTTTTCGTGGCTTGTTTTACAAGAACGATTGTGAGGCTGGCACATCGGGCAAGGAAGGTATTGTATATGAATTACCAGCCGGAGCTGTCATATCCGATATCTCCCAGATAGACGCCGATACGTTAGCCTATAGGAAGTTTATGAAAGAAGGTCAGGAGAAGGCTAACGCAGAGGGTAGTTGCTCCCCTGTATTCTATAATACTACGATCGGTGATTGGTTTGAGAAGGTATGCCCGTTTGGATATAAATCAGGTAAGGTATATTATTCTATCAAAGCCAACAGGTTTAGGTCATGGGTATCCGTTGAGGACGCCAACGCCAAAGCTCGTGAGGTTTTGATGGTAGAGGGGCAGGAGTACGCTGATCTTAATCTTGAGTGCGAGAAATGGATTGAGAATATTGATCAAGAGGATCAATGTTATTGGTGATAATGCGTTTGGTTTTCCATAATAGTTGATTTAGTGTTTGGAGGGGATTGTATATCTCCTCCATTTTTTTTGTATATATATCAAGGGTAATAAGTTTATATACTGTAATACACTTGCTTATATGTTGAATATATTTCATATTTGCATACCTATCTATTCATCTCGAACCGATAGGTATTATGTTTAATTTAAAATATTGTTCAAAGTTATGAAAAGTCGGGTTGAAATCAAATCTTCTGATAGGAGATTGATGGGCGTTGTTATACCTGCGCTCAGTGATAATGGCTTTGTTAACATCACTTTAGCTATGAAAGTCTTGTCTGATGATAGGCTTAAAAAGGGTTTATCCCCTAAGAAGCTTAATGATATTATTAAGTATGATGGCTTTCAAGAGAAATGTAGGGAAATAATTAGTAGACTGGAAAACAGGGATTTATGTAATCGGATAAATATCAGCCTACAAAACAAGACCCTAAATCTTAGTGATTTAAACAAAATGGGATTGGCATGCCGAAAGGGAAAGGGGGATGGACAGATGTGGTATATGAATCCATATCTTTTCCTTGTGGTGGCTATGGAAATGAGTCCTGAGGTTTGCGCCGATGTCGTGATGTGGTTTGTTGATAATATCGTAGGGGTAAGAAATGCCGCTGGTGACGCTTATATAGAGATGTGTAGTAGCGTATCTTCGCTTATAAGCGATAAAAGCAACTTAAAGGAATCGTTATCAAGAATTGCTAAGGGTATAAATTTTGTTGTTTTTGGCGTACATGAGGAAGGAATAAGAAATAGGGCTTCCTTCGAGGAGCTGGATATGATAGTATCAATAGAAAGAAATATATCTTACGCTATTAAGGCTGGATATATAAAAGATTATAATGGCGTTATAAACGATTTGGGAAGGCAATGGAAAGATAGATGGGGTAATCCTGTTCTTAAATTGAAGTCTTGATCCTATCTTATTATTATAGTTTATGAGTATAGGGGATACAAATGGGGTATTCCCTATATTGTTTAATAATGTATGTTATCTTGTTATCAAATCAAATAAGTATCTTTGCTAAAAACATTAATATTATTAATATGTGTAATACAGGTGGTTGTTGTCATGATCATTCACGGGAACGTCCCGAAGAGTGTTGTCATGGCGTTAAGATAGATAGATTTCTTAACAAATGCCCTAACGATCCTTGTGATCCTTGCGATCGGGATTGTCAGGACGAACCTTGTGTTGGTTATGGATGTCCTATAACCTTGTATGATAAATGCGTCTTGTACTCAGGCGATGAGTTGGTGGTGGATGGTATAGAGAAAGGTACTGACATTTCTGTCGTTATAGACTCATTGAGGCGTATTATAGCGTCTAGGGATAAGCAGATAGATTTATACCATCGTGAGGTTCTGGATTTGAAGAGGATTATAAACGAGCTTGTCAACGCCGGTGGTAGCGGCGGGGATAACGATACGGAAGAGGAGGTATGGTAATGAATGGTTGCAACAAAAAACAATACAGGCCTACTGTAGACGATACGAAAGTACCGTGCTCTACGTACATGAGTACCGATTGTATTTACCCCGGTGATAAGGTACGTGTGGAATCATTGGGATTATCCCCTAATTGCGATATGTCCGATACCCTTAACGCTATGATAAAAGCCATACGGGATAGGGATGCCGAGATACTTGAATTAAGAAGAATGATCAATAAATTGATTTGATATGAGAAATAATTGTAATCCATGTAAGCCGGAATATAGACCGGGGAACGAATGTAGTATCTACAGCTCCCAGATCATATATGACGGTCAGTCGTTTCCTGAGGCAGATATCAGGAACGGTGATGGCATGAATAACGTAATCGAGTCTCTGGTAAGGAAGCTGGTCGCCGTATCTGGCGCCACGGCGTCCATCCAGCGTGACTCGTTCAAGGGCGTTCAAGCTGTCAGATTAAGATACGAGCCGTTAGTCGTGCTCAGCGTTACCTATTGTGGCACTATTGTCCCCAATGACGGGTATGTCGTTTCTGGCAGGTCCGTTAAGTTTAAAAAGAAATATTGCATGGGTGATGAGTTCACTGATGTTAATATCGTATATACTACATTGAATAGTAATATTTTAAATACCTCATGTTATGGCTAAAAGAGTGTACGATACGGTCTTGGCTTCCGAGTGCGACGGCTGGGTATGTGGTGAGACCCTCAAGAAGGGATCTCTCCCCGTAGACAGGTTAGAACTTGATTCTTTTTCAGAGGCTGTCAGGGAGCTTATAGAACGGTTTTTCGAGGAGGGATGGTTGCCAGATATGATCTGTGATCTTGGTTGTGGAGGCGCCAGCGTGTTTGAGATTAAGCCTACTAACTTCGAGTATCCTCCTGAGGGTGGCGAGCAGATTCTGGAGATTATCGTAGGTAAGAGTGATAAATGGACTATAACTCAAGCGGAATGATATGAATAATTTAAAAGATATTCTTGCTAAGATCGAGCAAGGTTCCTCATGGGTGTCCTACGACAAGATTTCCGGTACCGGCCCCGACAAGGTGGCGATCAAGGTAGAACCGGGATGGATGGGTAGGTTGCCTAGGGAGACTTACGTGGCGGTCGAGAAAGGCAAGGTTACGAAGCTCGCTACCATAACCCAGAAGGGCATGGAGCGGGTAAGCGTGGATCCGACCAATATCATGTTCGACATGGAGGGTGGGACGGCGGTCATCAACGCCAAGCTTAACTCCTCCTCGGTCAAGGCTTCCTGCCTTACTCTTGGTGGTTCGGTGAGCAAGTCCTATATAGTATCCATGAACGTGAACGGTTTATCCATGAAAGTCCCGGAAGAGGATAGCAGGTATATAGTGTATGCCGATCCTGAGGATCCCGGAGCCACTGATTTGTATGAGGCTAGCTTTGTCATAGCTATGCCTAAGAATATGGATAACGAACAACATCATGAGATGTTTGTCTTGAACGGTAAGGTTGTTAATATCAATCAACAGCCTAATGATATACCTTATATTATACTTGATCATGACTTTGATAACGTGACTAGTGAGAACGGTCAGGTTGTTATTGATATTAAGTCTAACACTGAGTATGATATTGAGCTGGTATGTTGCACTTGCGGTGATGGCAGCGAGGAACCTGATCCGGAACCACCCTTTAACGTGGATCCGCAAAGGTTGACGCTTAATAAGGATGGTGATACTCAAATCGTGAGGGTAGAGGCCGGAGATAATGTTTCATGGAGAATAACTGAAGGATAATATGGCAAGGGAAATAGATAAGAATTGTGTCGAGGGTAATTGCTTTGCCATTAACGACAAGAGCCATGGGGTAGGCGATAATAAGCTTAACATCGTATACAAGGCTAATTACACCGGTCAGATCTGTACGGCTAAGTTCCGTATAACGTCAAAGGACGGTAGTGTTGTTAAGGAGTATATGATAGCTCAAGACGCCAAGCCCGTTTATTATAATATCAAGATGGTTCAGCCGTTTACCAAGGATGACTGTCTAGCCAACCAGCACGGTTCGGTTGTCTTGTATGTGGTTGAGGAACGGACGTACAAGTCGTTTATCTCACAGGAGGACGCTGACGCCAAGGCTATGGAGGATATAGCCTTAAATGGTCAGGCATACGCCAACGAGCATGGTGAGTGTATAACCGACATCTGGTACAACACGGAGCAGAGGAAGGCGTTCATACGTAATAATTGCGATAAGTTCAGTGACGGTCAGGAATATGTTTATATCATTCCTGAAGGCAAGTACGTATCTTCCATTTCTCAGGAGGACGCCGACAGGAAAGCCCTTGAGGATATTGAAAAGAACGGTCAACAACAAGCCAATTTGGAGGGTGAGTGTAAGCCTAAGGAGAATATCTATTATGGTAAGTTTAGCAAGACCTTTACCCGTAACAATTGTGATTCCACCCAATACGGTACGGATGTGGTTGTTAACGAGACGATGGTTACGGGAGACTTCAGATCCATCGTGTCTCAGGAAGACGCTAATAGTCTAGCAAGGGCTGCTGTCGAGGCTCAAGGTCAGGATATAGCCAATATCAAGGGTAACTGTGAGAAGATACCGGTATTTACCGGATCGTACTCCAAGGTATTCCAGAGAACCAACTGCCCTGAGGGTTCTACTCCTGTTGACTTCACTGTGGACGAGAAGATGTGTTCTGGATATCCGTTCACTTCTACGGTATCGCAGGATGCCGCCAATAAGCTGGCGCAGGACGCTGTGGAGGCGCAAGGTCAAGCTATCACCAACGAGCGTGGCGATTGTCAGACTAACGTCTACTATAACGTTAGGATGGAGAAGACAGTCACTAGGAACAATTGCGATGAGTTCCATATTGGTCAACCTTACACTTATGTTGTAGCCACTGGCAAGTACTTCTCTATTATCTCCCAGAAGGATGCTGATGATAAGGCTAAGGCTGATCTTGAGGCTAACGCCCAGCAACAAGCCAACCTAGAAGGTGAGTGTAAGGAGAAGACGATCTACTACGGTAAGTATAGCAAGGAATTTACCAGAAACAATTGCGATAAGACTCAGTACGGAACCAAGGTTACCGTGGATGAGACTATGGTGACAGGAGATTTCAGGTCTACCGTATCTCAGGAAGACGCCAACAATAAGGCTAAGGCCGCCGTCGAGGCTCAAGGTCAGGATGTGGCTAATGTGAAAGGTAAGTGCGAGAAGGTGCCTGTATATACCGGTACTTATACACGTACGTTTACCCGTAACAATTGTGGTACTGGCGCTGGTGGTACTTATACGGTAAATGATAGGATGGTTGACGGTTATCCGTTCACGTCTACCGTATCACAGGAGGATGCCAACAACAAGGCCAAGGCCGCCGTTGACGCCCAAGGACAGGCTCTTGCCAATATCCACGCCCTTTGTACGTACACCGGTCGTGCTTCCTTGGAGTTCACGAGAAACAACTGTGGTGAGTGTAAGATCGGATCTAAGGTGACGATCACCCAAGATATGGTAGAAGGACACCCATTCCAGTCTAACGACTCCCAGACCGCCGCTGACGCTATGGCCATGACCGCCGTACAGGTTCAAGGGCAGGCTTTGGCTAACACCAAGGGTACTTGCTCTAACGCTACTATGTATACTGGTAGGGCTAGCTTCGAGTTCACTAAGAGCAATTGTGGAGCTAATCAGATAGGAGATCCGTTCACCGTGACACAGGATATGGTCGATGGTCATCCGTTCCAGTCTTGCGTATCGCAGGATGAGGCTAACTTGGTGGCTATGGCCGCTGTCATGAATCAAGGACAGAGGGTTGCCGATGAGCGTGGTACTTGCCATGAGGCTCCTAAGTACACCGGTCATTATAGTGAGGTGTTCGAGAAGAATAATTGTCCATCCGGATTGATACCTTCATCTGTTAACGTTACGGAGGCTGATGTCACTGGTGGTCCGTTCTATTCTTATGAGAGCCAGTTCGCCGCCGATGAGCTTGCCAAGGCCGCTGTCAAGGCGCAAGGTCAGGCTATAGCCAATGATCGTGGTACTTGTGATGAGTTGAAAATATATGTAGGTAATTATAGCAAGGAGTTCACTCCTAAGTGTCCTACTTGCCAGTATGCTGATCCTATTACCGTAACCCCGGATCTTATGGGACAGTTCTTCACCTCTACCCGTTCACAAGAGGAGGCTGACGCTTTGGCTAAGGCCTATATCGACAGAATGGGTCAGGCGTTCGTCAACAAGAACTATGATGATACGTGCCATACGAAGACCGAGCAACCGGTATGGGAGACTATAGAGACCGTATGTAAGGACTGTATCTCTCAATTACATCAACGTAACACCAATACCTGTTATACTGATCCTGAGAATCAAGAGCGGTATATAGCTGGCGGTAATAAGACATGCTTCTGGTTTGGTACGGCATCTAAGGCCTTTACCCGTCAATGTGCGGATGGTGGGGTTGGAAGCTCTGTTACCGTAACTCAGAATGATGTTACGGATCCAAGTCCTAGCTCTGATGGTAAGTTTAAGTCATGTGTATCTCAGGCTGACGCTAACGCCAAGGCATTGGCCGCCGTGAACTCTCAGGGTCAGGCCGTGGCTAACTCGAAGGGTACTTGTACGTGGACAGGAAGCTATACCGGACAGGTTAGGAAGAACAATTGCGCTGACGGCGGCGTGGGCGACATGGTATCCGTAAGTAGCAGCAAGCTTCCGGGACACCCGTACACCTCCAACATATCTTTGGCTGACGCCAATAAGAAAGCTGAGAATGCCGTTCGTGGAGCTGAGGGTCAGGCTTACGCCAATAAGAATGGAGGATGTACCTGGACTTACGTGGCAAGCCGTGACTTCTATAAGAACAACTGCGCCGAAGGCGGGGTAGGCCAGAGGATAACGGTGACCTCCACACAAGCCAACGGCGGCACGGCTATCACCAGCAAGGTTTCTTTGGCGGATGCCAGAAGCAAGGCTGAGCAGATCCTAGATCAGAAAGGACAAGATTACGCTAACCAGCATGGCACTTGTGTATGGACCGGTACTGGAAGCGCTACTTTCTACAAGGATAATTGCGGCTCTTGTAAACAGGGTGTGGCTATATCAGTTCCTTATAGCTCGTTAGGATTAGATCCTATAACATCAACGGTCTCTCAGGCTGACGCCAATAACAAGGTTCAAGAGGCATTCAGAAGCAATTCAGCTACCAGAGCCGCCGCTCAAGCTTACGCTAATAAGAACGGAGATTGCGAGGATACTCCTCCTAATTGGAGTGGTTGGAGCTATGATGGCGGAAACTATTGCTCAGGTGGTGATGTTTGGGCTAGATATAGAAGGACTGATAGCACTGGATGTCACTCTGACGAGACTGAGAACAGGTTGCATGAGTCTTGCGGTTGTGGATGTTCAGGTGGCTCTTGTGATAGCTGTTGTGATCCTAATTCTTGGAGTATAATAGGAGAGGCTGAGTGTAGATCTGGCGAAAGTGTAGCTTTATACAGAAATGATTGTGGAAGAGAGGAATATCTAGGCTATGGATTTGCTTGCTGTAATACAATCGGTTTCCAAGGAGGATCTGCTACTAGTAGGAATTGTCCATCTGATAGACCTTGTGGAGTAACGATCTCCTATCCGGATGTACCTTCTGGATCTATATGCGCTTCTAGCACGTCTTCTGCCAACGCTCAGGCTAGCGATAAGATAGAGAGTCTTAGATCTCAAGCTCAGGCATTAGCGGATGAGGGTTGCAGTGGAAGAGTATGTAATGATTATGTAGAGGCTACTGCTACCAAGCAAGGTTGTCCGTCAGGATGTACGGCTCCAACGGCTTCCGCTTACTGGGTTTCTGGCGGAAACAATGGCGCTTGGTGTGAGTGTAACGGTGATAAGGCCGCACTTACCGCCGCAGCACAGGCTTCAGCTAACGCACTCGCACAGGAAAAAGCCAATGCGATGCAGTGTGATTGCCCACCAGTAGAATGTAATATGAGCGTATGGGTATCCATAGATGAAACGTATACCTCTCCTCCAGGGGCTAAGTTCACCCTCCATTGGAGCGGTGGTGACGCTTGCTCCAGTTTCAGTCAAGGAGGAACCGTTAGGCTATATTGTTCTAATGTGTCTGATAACTATTCTGCGCATACTACCATATCGGGTAAGTCGGGAAGTTGGTCTAGTACCGGTTTCTTTAGCTCAGGATGTGATCCTAGTAATATATCAGGATCTTGGGATCCAGATTAATAAATAAAAAAGGAGAGGCTTATTTTAGCCCCTCCTTTTTATTATATATCAGACTCTTAACATTGACCACCAGCTCTTCCATTTATATTGATAGAATTACATGGATATCCACGATCGAAAGATATCGTAGCCTTTTTAGTGCCTGATCCAGTAGGTATAGTTACTGTCGTACTTCCGATAGTAGTTCCTGAACTTGAAGCTGTTACCGTCAAGCTTTTCTGCGTAGTACATTCGTTACTATACTCAATCTCAACCTCGACCCTTAGCGCAGAAGTACCCGAAGGAGCGCCGCTGCAGGGATCGCCATCGGCATAAGCATTGGCTGACCAGTTTTTAGTTGGTGGGCAATCACACTGCATCGCATTGGCTTTTTCCTGTGCGAGTGCGTTAGCTGAAGCCTGTGCTGCGGCGGTAAGTTGGTAGTTTCATCAACCTCTTTTATTCTATTTTCGATATAAATGACTAATATTGTATCACTAACATTAAAAAAGTAAGACTATGACATGTACTAAGAAAAAGAAGATGGCAGAAGGAGGCAAAGTCTCCGAGAAAAAGAAACCTCAAATGAAATGTGGAGGCAAGGTTAAGAAAAAGAAGTAATAACCGGAGGGGTATATCCCCTCCTTAGTATTTCATGCATGAAAAATTCAGAATTTGTATCTAGGATCATAAATGATATGAACTCCATCAATAAGGACGCTCATGTCAGTAGGAGGTGGATATTATCTATAGGCAGACAAAAAGCAAGGTCTTATATAGCCCAGAAATACGCTGACGGTACTTTGTTCGGCGAGGAATCATTATACACCCATATCAATTGTCTGGAGATGGAGAGAGTCCGGAAGGTTGATTGCTGTTTTGATGAGTTCAAGTTATGCCGGGTTCTTATGAGATCTAAGAAAAGATTGCCCGATATGATATACACCCGTATAGGACCGGCTATTATAAAGGTATCGAACATCATGGATGATATTATATTCACTCCTATATCGTTAAGAAAATACGCTAATAATAAGGAACGTAAATATGGTAATATAGATCAATATTATTATTACGTCAATGATGGATATATCTATATACCTGATATAAATATAGAGGCTATAAACGTGGATCTTATAACCCTTGACAGGAAAGCGGCGTTAGAACTAGGGGGATGTGGAACGGAAAAAGATAATCCATGTATATCTCAATGGGATTATGATTTCATATGCCCTGATAAGTTACTGGAATATGTGGTATCTGAGACGTTAAGGGAGACGATAACCAAATTGCAGATCCCTACGGACGAGAATCCGGATATGGATATTAACAAGAAAACTCAAAAGATTCAGTGATGATAAATATAATAAGATCAATAATTAGTTTCTTCGGTTTCAATGATGCCATAGTTGATGGTATAGGCGAAAGAGGAATGAGGGATAGCTCAATCATAAGATATAACGAGATACATGATATGTATGATAAAATTATAAAGGATTTAGGAGATGTATTAGCATACGTATCCAAGGGTTATATCTATGATAATATAAAGGAAAGAACAGGATTAAGCACCAGACATATTAGTAGGATATTGAATCATACTAAGAAGAAGGATCTTAGATTCGTATAGCATATTTACCGCCGCAGCCCTAGAGAACCTGAAACAGTTATGTCAGGAAAGAGCCAATGCGATGGAGTGCGATTGCCCCAAAACATGGAGCGCTAGTCTCTGTGCGTCAGCCTGTGCAGCGGCGGTAAGTGCGGCCTTATCACCGTTACACTCACACCAAAAGTCATCTAAATATTACTCGAATTAGGATAGAATTGTTATATTTGTGGCATGAAAGTTAAGTCGTTTAAAATACTTGATCAATACTTTCTTCGGTTCTACAGGTCTATTATGTCTAAGAACGGAAAGAGGAGGAAGCATACGATCGTGGAGAAGAATGATATTCTTGAATGTCAGTCGTTGATCTGGAAGGTCATACGTGATAAGTACTTAGATAATGAGGGCGGGGTTTATATAAATAACATCGGTTATCTATGTCATAAGATTAATCCCAACCGTAAGATATATCTGAATAAACTTACCGGGACTATAAACAGGCGTGGGACAGGTGGATATTCTTACGTCCATACGTGTATGGATTTTATGCCGAGGAATAAGTATTTTCATTTATATATCTCTCCAGCATTAAACAAGGAGTGTAGGATGGCTATGGAGTCTGGAAGGAGATATAAGTTCTTGTACCGGGAAGTTGAATCGGAAAGTAAGGTATTTGGAGTTAAATGGGTTTATAAGCTGTAGAAGTTTCTATGATCCAGTTAGCTCGTGAGGGTAGACTGGATTTTTTTTTGTATCACGGATTCAAATACATATCTTTGTGCAAAAGACTTGAATATGACAATAAAAGGCTTATTGGCCGAGATCAAGGCCGATTTACATAAATACGATGATAGCGGGGCTATAGATACCTCATCTGTTTATAGGTGGGCTGAGATCGCTTTAAAAAGGTTTGGGGGTGTTATAGCCGTCATGTCCGAGGCGGTTGTAAAGACCAGCAACAAACAGGCGGTATTACCTTCCGATTTCTTCGACATGCTTGACGCCTATAGGTGTGAGCCTCTTGTCTGTGAGATTCCGGGGGGCGATAAGGCTAAGGCTGACCTCCAACACGAGATCGGCTGGGTCGAGCGCACCGAGCGCGGCTTCCGTTGGAACTCCTGCACGGAGTGCTGTAAGGAGGAGTTTGAGAAGACGATCACGGAGAAGCTATATATCGGGTCTCACGAGGTTCGCTTCCATTACCATCACCCCGTAAGGCTGTCTATAGGTCGTGGGTTGAGACGTGATTGCGCTTCCGACAAGTATCGGGATAAATATGCTTGGGATAATTATGATATAACTATATCTGGCAATACTATGTATACTGGGTTTGATGGATTTATTTACATCATATATCGTGCTACACCCAAGGATGATGACGGTCTCCCGTATATACCTGAAACGGCGTTAGGTTATCTTGAGGATTATGTCGAGACGTATATCAAGATGAAGATCTTCGAGAACGCCGCCGTTAACGGTTTGATACAAGGGGCTGGTGATGCTTATAAACTATACGCCCAGCAGGAGCCGGGTAAGTTCGCTAGGGCCATGAAAGAGCTTAAGATGTCGATGATTACCTTGAATGATTACCGGGAGCTGGCTGAGGATAATAGGAGGAGGATGCTGTCTCATGAGCGTATGTGGCCCAACGCTTTTGATAAGTATATTAAACTTATTTAACAAAATACGATGATATGGCTGATTGGATACATTTAGATAAGACAAGTGGTACCGGACCTGCTGAGGTTAGAGTTACCGCTGATATCAATGAGACTGGAGAGATACGTCAGGCTACGTACAAGGTTATAAAAGAAGGCACCAAGGAGGAGAAGACGTTCGTGTGCAGGCAGGAGTCGGTCCCGGTGGTTATTATCCCGGAGTTCGACTACCTAGTGCTTAGGTATATCTGGGCTGACGAGGACGGCATTGACTTTGACACGGCTACCGGTTTCGATAACACCGGCCTCCCGGATGTTGACGGCAAGCTGGTTGGTTGGAGTAAACAGTACCAGACCACGCAGGAACGGGTAGGTGATTATCTCATCCATGGTGGTGATAACATGGAATCGGGTAATGAGGCAGCTTTGATCCAGATGGGACCGTTGTTGGATGGTGATAATTATGATAAATTACCTCTTGAGATCAGATGCAGTATATACGGTAACTGGTATGATGGTCGTGAGAAAGGTAATGTCACTATCAGGTTCACGGCATATAAGGGCGGTTCTATGGAGAAACGTAGATATGATTTTGTCAATATCGGAGGCGAGGAGGTTTATACCGGTGATGCCCCTACCAATGTATCCGCCCACGGTGAGGATAATTGGCAAAATATAAAGACCTTGTATTCTAAGGTAGGCACGATGATCTACAACAAGGAATCTCGTGACTGCATTGTAAGGATTGGCGAGTAGATTTTTCTTCATAATATAAACACATCGGCTCTCTTGTTCGTGAGGATAGGAGAGTTTTTTTATTTTTTAATCCTTCACTTATGACATATTTGATCTTTTATTGCGTGGGAATAATCTAGCTTTGCCGAAAACTAGCATTATGATCGCATTAAATGATGTCAATAACGAACTCCATGTCCGGTTGTATATATTGGAGGTGTTCAAGGATTATGTTCGGGATGATGATTTCGACGAGCTTTTAGATAAGGCATTGGATTTTGTCATGGAAGGCGTTTCTATGCCTAAGGTGCCGGTAAAAGATACTACTATGAGCGATATATCAAGAAGTATTATCGCCTTGACCACAGGTATAGGGTTTGATGGTAAGATAAACAAAAGTTCTCTGGAATTGGCTTATGACAGATGTAGGATGAGATATGTTTTCGATCCTCGGAATCGTGATATACATGGCGTTGTCGTTGGTTATTCCAATGATTTCAATAGTCTGGTGGCCGTGTGCGACGAGGGATCGAAGAGAGGAATAGACAAAGGATCTACCGATTTTGTGGATGTCAATGAGAGATACGTGACTAACGGGTTCTTCTACATATCCGTAGAGGACGCCGATAAGCAATCAAGCTACATGGGAAAAAATCCATAATTATTATGTTTTTGTATTTTCATTAGAGGTAAACGTTGCAAAGTGTTTAGATTTTCCTTCTGGCTTGTGAAAGTCTGGAGGATTTTTTATGATTATTTAACCAACAAAACCACCATACTTTAGAAGGTGGATGAATTGGTTTGATTAATTTTGAATCAAAATTACAAATAAAAAAATGATTTCCTACAAATATAATATATACAGATCCAAGAAAACGAAGTATCTTGATAAAATGCTTCGTGAATGTTGTTTTGTATGGAATCATGCTTTAGCTCTACAACGTAGATACTATAAACTGTTTGGGAAATATATCTCAATTGGTAAAATGAAGAAGCATTTTGCTAAAAGAATTAAAAGAAATCTTCTTCATTCTCAAACAACACAAGAAATACTTGAACGTCTTGATGAATCTTATAATCGTTTCTTTAAAAGAAAATCAAAGAGACCACCTAAGTCTAAAAGATCAGATTGTTTCAACTCTTTTGTTTTTAAACAAGGAGGGTTTACTCTAAATGG